CGATCGAGTCGTTCAGGGTCCCCACCGCGTGCTGGTGATGGTGATCGGCGTACTCCATGTGGGTCTTGGGGCCGTCACCCAGAAGGACCTTCAGGAGTTCCTTCATGAGATCGCTGTTGGTTGTCTCTGCCATTGGCTCTCTTTCTGTTCAGGAACGCAGCATGACTGCGGCGTCCGTTGTCGGCTTGCCTGCACGGAACAGGTCCTCAGGCGTCAGCTTGCGGATGTGTCCCGTGTTCGGGTCGATGAACAGGTCCACGCTGCCCACCTTCCCAGGAGGTCGCTTGTTCTTGGCAATGGACAGAGTGATGCTGTTCTGATGACCGCTACGCTCGTGCTCGTTGAGCCTCTGGTTGTCCTTCTTGCGGTAGACCTCCAGCACGATGATGGCCTCAGCGGCGCCACCGTAACGCATCCCGTCCATGCCCTGCTCGGTGCCACGAGTGTTGCCCTCGCCACGCTTGCCCTGGTGGATGCAGAACACAGGAGCGTTGACGGGCCTGGCCCATCGCTTCAGCCCCTGGGCGGCACGGGTCACTGCACCGTAGTCACTGCCTTCCAGTAGCTCCAGGTAGTCATAGACCACCATGTCGATATGGGCGCCCCAGTAGTCCTGGGCCTCGTCCACGGCCTCTCCCATCTGAACGAGGCTGAGTCCGCCATCGATCACGATGAGATGCTTGAAGTCCTCTGCGGCAGCGGAGCGCACGAGGCTGACCGCCTCGTCGTCGTTCGCCTTCACGCGCTGCTCCAGCGCCTCAGCGCTGACGCCATAGCGGATAGAGATCAGCTTGGAGAGCACCATCTCAGGTGACTCATCGGGCGTGAAGATGATGGCGTAGGCGTCAGGGTTGTTGTTCAGGGCGTTCAGGACTACCTGAGTCTTGCCTGATCCTTCACGACCTGTGACGAGGGTGAACTCGCCCCGCCCATGTCCACGTGTGAGTCGGTCCACCTCAGGAATTCCGAGGTAGAAGCGATCGGTGTTCTGAACCTGATCCACGTAAGCGTTGCCGTCAAGAGGACGGATGTGTGCGTAGCGGCGTGCGACAACCTCTGCCTCAGCCTCTCGACTCGCCTCCTGTTGCGCTTGAATGCGCCTTCGCACTTCTGCAAGATCAAGCTCCTCTGCCAACTGACCCTCCAGTCCCTCTCCTCGGCCAACGTGATGTTGGACACTGCGCACACCCCCTCGATCTGAGCCTTCAGCCAGGCCGCAGCCAGCCGACGTCGCTCCTCGTCGTTGATGTACCAGTTCGCCCACTGGGAGTACCCGAGGTTGCTCAGGTAATCCCAACATGCCTGCTCCAAGACCCGCTCCTCGATGAACGTGTCGTATCGCTTACGCACTAGGTGCCTCCTGTGGTTTGGGGACGAGAAAGGCGCCCCCGAAGGGGCGCCCTCCTCGCTCTGCATCCCCCGCAGAAGGTCAGTCCACCCAGAAGCCCACTCGGCTATCCTTGTGGGTGAAGTCAGGGCTGGTAGACCACGACGGATCGTTGGCCTTCTTCGAACGGTTGTCGAAGAACTCCTGCGGGTGAGACTCGTAGCGGGCTGCTGCCCACGTTGAGTTCTCCTTGCGAGCGGCCTTCATCTCAGCACCGCCCATGTTCTTGACAACCGTTCGAATGTACGGCGGGTTCTTGCTTGCCGTCACGCCCTGGACAGGGCGGTCGTCGCCCTTCAGAGCGCCCTCGGTCACAACTGCACCAGGGAACTCCTTGAAGACCTCACGGAGGACGTCGCCCTCCTTGACTGCCTCGATGCCCAGGCGCTCGTACACCACCGCAGCGGCGTAGTTGGCCGCCTGGCGAGACAGAGCCAGCCAAGCCTCGGCCGCCTCAGGTGAGGCGTCCATCAGGTCGGTCGGGTAGTCGAACTGCACGAAGCATGCAGCCTCCACGTTCTCGTAGTCCAGGCCACGGTTCTGGAGGTTGATCTTGCGGCTGAACTGGAACGTGCCCTTCAGGTTCGACAGCGCTGCCGCCATCGCATCCTGGAGCGTGTTGTCTACCACCTGCTCTACAGCCTTCTCAGTAGCTGCCAATTGGTCCCTCTCTTTGGTCAGGTCTGAAAGTGCTTACCCTTGCACTGGTACCACTTCATGCACCAGTCTGAACTACACAGGGCGTGCTGATCCCTGAGTGGCCAATTGGGGAGATCAGCCTCGATGAACTGAGCGATCGACACCAACTGCTCCTTCAGAAACGACACGTGCTGCATCGTCCTGTCGGCAGGGAGACGCTGCGGCCTCCTGCCCATGAAGTCCAGGTTCACGAAGGTGAACGGAACCTCAGCGTCACGTGGATACAACCCTGCCTCGTAGGCAGCGGCTGCGTAGATCGTAGCCTGTACGCTCCACCGACGCAGCTTCCACCCCTCCTTCCCGAACTTGTCCTTGTTCGCAGACAGCTTCCAGTCCATGATGCCAGACGAGTCAGCGTAGTCGGCTGTACCTGACAGCCAGACTTCACGCTTGTCGTCCTCGTGGAACAGGAACTTGAACCCCTCCTCCACCCAGATGGTGGCCTTCAGGGTAGGGTACACGTTATCATACCACGAGTAGAAGCCGCCCTCGATGTGATCAAAGGCGGTCTTCTCTCGCTTGACCTTCACCCATCGGAAGTCAGGGCTGGATGCGAGATTGCGGAAGGTGTCCAAGCCCAACGCTACCGCATCCTCTGGCTCCCGACAACGCACCAGGACCGCCTCAATGGCGGCGTGCGTTGCGGTTCCCGCTGCTGCTGCATCGGTCTGATCTGGTGGGTAGGTGTCGGCACGGATGAGCCTAGCCTGCTCAGGACACGTGAAGTACGTGTTGAGCCACGACTGCCTGAAGACATGGACTGGCTTAGTCTTCAGACTCAGTTCCATGCTGTCTCCTGAACTCGTCGTACGAGAGTCCGCATCCTGGCGCCCAGCCCACTGGCCGACCTGGCGCTCCTCTGCCTGCCTCGTGGGGTTCGCATCCCTGCTCTCGCAACAACCTTCCGAGCACCGCTGAGTGCATCTGCTTTCCAAGTTCGTAGCTGGCAAACCTGGTGATCTCGGCCAGGTGGACGCCCCTCTGATGCATGGCGATCACCCGCTGGATGAAGACAGGGTGGAAGATGTGCTTCTGGCCCACTTCGTCCAGTGCCCTACGAATGAAAGTATACTCCGACCGCGTCAACGACCTGAAGGATACATTCTCCTTCGTGATGCGCTCCCAGCCAGCGCCCGCCTTCACGAGGCGGATCAGTTCCGCCATGTCCTCACGGGAAAGGCTGGCTGAGCCAGCGTAGGCACGAGGATCGTCTTCTCTCCCTGGCTTACCTGTGACGCGGAGAGGGATCATGCCCACGTCGTATTCCAACCAGATGTCGGCACCGAGTCGGATCACATCCTCAACGTCACCGATCACACGCCCAAAGTCAGGTGGGTCATCCCACGTGATGTCTGCTGTCTTGGAAAGGTCCACGTCGCACAGGCAGTCCGCACCGTGTGCTCGGTAGCCGCAGGTTTCTGTCCTGTTCTGGGGGTTGAGGTATACGTCGATGTGTGCCTCGCCCGAGAGAGGGGAGCGACTGCTCCGCTCGTGCCATACAGTTGACACTTATCACCGCCCTTCAGTCGTTGGGTTCTCTTGCAGGGCGAACTGTACGACACCGTGTCAAGCCCCCCTCACCAGGGCATAGCTCTCCCCAATTTCAATCCTGAATTCTGAGGGTGCCGTCTACGCACGGAGCGCAGCGGAGGGCGTAGAGACAATCCCTAACCGCGGCCTCTGGGCGCCCCTGGCGGGGGCGCCGAATCCCTGAGCCTCAATCCCTAGGGACTCTGCGTAGCGGCATCGGCTTCTAGATCACTGAATTGGGAGTCTAGTCAGGCTGTTGGAAGCCCCTGACGGATAACGTTTCCCCTGGTCAGAGCGTTGTGTACCGATCGGTACAAATCTGACTCGCCGTCAGGTTCCGTCCAGCAGGTTCCCGAGGTCAGTCGGGTTGGCTCGGACGTACCCCATGGTTGTGTCGATCGACTTGTGGTTCATCAACGCCATGACCATGTGCGACGGAATCCTGGCGTTGAACAGGTTCGTGGCTGTCGAGTGTCGCAATTGGTGAGGCGTGTACTTGGGGATGTGCAGGACGTCCCGACACAGCTTCGTGAACGCCTCGTACAACGCACGTTCACCGCTGTACGGGCTGAGTTCGTAGTAGTTGATGCGCGTGTGGTTGGCCGCCCTCACGAGGACCTGTAGGTCAGGCAACAGGTGGGGGAGGCGCAGGTTCACGGTGCGCGCCATGTCATGCCACGGCAGCGTCTGCTCGCCCCCACCCTTGCGGGTGAAGTTCGTCAGTCGGGTCGGCGTGATCTGATCACAGGTCAGAGACTGCAACTCGGCCACACGCAGGCCAGCGAAGTACCCGAAGCCCAGAACCGCCCGCAGGCGATCGGACAGGTCATGCCCCCAGATGATCTGCCAGTGCTCGTCCAGGATGGGACGCGGGTTGCGGTCACGCATCTTGGGTCCACGCAACTCCAGTGCTGGGCTGCGGACGATGTGGTGTCGCTGCGCCAGCCACGTGTAGAACCCGCGCAGGACCTTGACGTCCAACTGCTGCGTAGCGGCCTTCCCCATGCGGCCGTTCAGCGCCTTGCGTCCACGCTTGACGTAACGCTCCAGTTCCGTCAGTGTGGGAGCCATGGGGTCGATCTTGCGGGTTGAGCAGTACGCCAGGTAGTCGATCATGATGCCCGCGTACTTCTTGTAGGTGTTCTCGGCGCTATGGGCTGTGTCCCTGTGCCAGGTCAGCCACTCGTACGCCAGTTCGTCTGCCGTCTCGTCCTGCATGGGTCCTCCATGGGTTGTGTGTGGAGCCAGGTTTGCGCTGGTACCGTTGGGGTTGGCCTACTTACACGAACCTGACTCCACACGACCGTGCCAGGTGGTGACGCCCCAGGACGCCACCACCCAGCGACCTCAGCGCTGCCTGCGGCGGCGCACGAAGCCCTTCCACGCGGCAGTCAGGACCTTCATGCCCTCGGACCGCTTCTCCTCCAGGGTGAAGCCGTACCACTCACGCTTCTCCACGTCGGGGATGCCCATGCGTGTCCAGGCGTCGTAGTTCCAGTAGTTCCCGAACACCTGTCCGAGAACACAGGACCTGGCGCTCTCGATGTTGAGCGTCTCCAGGGTGATCTTGCTCTCCCACCCTGGCTCGTGGAGGTCAAGCAGTTCCGCCCCGCGGGCGACTGCCTCCTCTGCCTGTGTCGGCGTCAGCACTGTCACTTGCGGTCGCTCCTGCCGTGCTTGTCGATCGTCCGTCCGCCCTCCTGGCGGCGCGCTGCCGCCTCCTTCTCGGCGCGGGCGATGCGCTGGCGATTGACCGCCTTGATCTCGTTGGCCCGCACCTGTTCGGTCTGGGACTTGCCGTCACTGCTTCTCCATGACCATCTACCCATGGCTCTCCTCCTCGCTCATGCGCATGCCGTAGCTTCCTCCGCTACGCTGCATGTCCTTGGATCGGTTGGTTTCACGGACGAACATTAGCAGACGCCCGAGATGGTTGTGCCCTACTCCTGTGTTCTGATCCACGCCCCAGAAGGTGTCTCCCCAGGAGTTGCCCTCGGCCAGGTGACACATGCCCGTGGCCTCCAACGAACGGGCCAGAGGGAAGTTGGGCTGGAACTTCAGGGACAGCAGGGAGTGCATGACTCCCACCTTGATGACGTCCCAGTCGGGACGCATGGGCAGCCGACGACCCAGCTTCTTGGCCAGTCCAGGAGTGGGCGTGTTCTGGATTTCCAGGCGCCATGAGGGAATCAGGGTCTTGGCGGCCTGGAAGGCGTGCTCGACCGTGGGGTAGAAGATGTTCTCGTAGCTGATGTCACTGGGAGCGAAGTTGCTCAGGAACGCGTACATGCCTGTGAACTCACGGATCGGCTTCAGCATGATTACACCAACGCCAGGATGGCAGCCGCAGCGGTCATCTTCTTGTCGTTCACGGGGTTGGACACGTCCAGCAGGGTCTGGTCCAGGCGACGGAACGTAGCGGCATCACCTTCAAGGCCCTTCATGGGTCGCATCCAGTCCAGCCACTCAGTGATGGCACCGTACACGGCCCACCCGTTGTGACCGACCAACTGGAAGTTGGTGGGTCCGTCCAGGTACAGCCTGGCGACCTCCTCGTGGACACCTGCCCTACGGGTGGCGTGTTGCTTGGGCAGGTCGTCGGGGATGGGCCACAGCGCCTGAGTCGCAGCGACGAACGCACGTCCGCCGTCTACGCTCAACATGGCCTGAGCCTTCTCGACCATGGCCCTCTCAGCCGCAGCCGCATAGCCCACAGCCATGGCTGCCTGGTCCATGCGCTCCTCAGCGTTGCCCGTGTGCTTGACGCTGATGGCCTGGCGAAGCTGACCCAACGACATCCGCACCGTGTTGGCGCAGACCTCACGGATGTTGGACAGGCCGATGGTGTTGGCCATGCTGCCGTCGAACGACGTGCCCACAAACAGGCCCCGCCTGATGGTGTCAGCGATGCCCTCAGGGTCGATCACGAGTTCGGGGAACTCCACGTGACAGAAGAACCGCTCCCCGAATTCACCCAACCGACCCATCGTGTCGATCACTGCCTCGTCCTCGGTCATGCCGACGATGCGAGCAGCGATGTCCATGATCTCGCCGCACTGCATGACCTTGTAGCCACCGCCTGCTACGCCCATCGGTCCGTAGATGTCAGAGACGACCTCGTACAGTTCGGGACCGTACGGCTCGCCCGCCTCGTCCTTCCACAGGCGATCCAGCGTCACGATGTCGTTGCACTTGGCTGCCTCCAGGGCAGCGCCCACCGTCTGGAACCCAGCCATCGGAGTGCCCAGGCGATGCCATGGCCAACCCCTGTCTTCGTTGAAGATGAACGATGACTCTCCGTCCACCTGTGTGATCTCGTGCGGCACGGCACTGCCTGCCTTTCTATGAGTGTTGGCGAGAGAGTGGGCTGGCAACGCTGGCAACCCACTCTCTCGCGCTAGGGGAACTCGACTCAGTCGCCAGCGTCGAGGTCCAGCAGACCCGACACGGTGGCGTCCAGGCGGTTGTCGTCCTCAATGGCGTCCTCGTCCACGGCCTCGGCGGCCCTGATGGCATCCACGAAGACGCCCTCGACCTCGTCAAAGGTGCAACCGTCGTGATCGTTGTACTCCACCACGCTGGAGTGCATGCCCTCCGATCGCTCCATCGTCTCGTCGTCGAGGAGCGCAACCGCCTGAGTGAATATCTCCTGGCGGGGTCCGCCGTGGGCCTCGCACCAGACGGGACTCACGCGGCAATCCTCGCACTCAGGATTGTTGCACCTGTGGGTGCCCGCCTCGACCTCGCCGTACACACAGTGCTCGTAGCTGGGACGCAACCCGACCGTCACGACCTGGAGGCCACCGATGGCGCACGCACCCCACCCGTTGCAGTACGGGGTGGATGGGTCCTCCTCGGGCCGTGGGTTGACGTAGAGTTCGCGCTGAACCCAACGACCGTCCTCACGTAGGACAGCCAGCCCCATCGTGAGCGCCTCCACGACCGTCTCAGGTGGACGATCGAACCCCTCTGGGATGTACAGGAAGCGGTCCTGCTCTCCCACAGTCTCGCTGATCGTGATCCCTGTCATGTGACGTTGGCCTCCTTGGCTGCGGCCTCTTCCTTGGCGAGGGCGATGGCGTCGGTGAACCACTGGATGGCTTCGGTGCGAGTGCTGCACACGTGATCGTTGATCATGGGAACGCTGCCCATGACCTCCGACGAGGGGCGATCGAAGGTGGTCCGTGACGACCGTGTCAGCGCCCTACGTGCCTCGCTGACGAGATCGTACGCCTTGGGACCATGGCCCTGCGCCTGTTCATCCAGGCGCCAGCGCCTGAGAAACGCGTCGGCGTTAGCTGACTTCGTCCGCAGGGCGCCGACGGTCACCGCGATGAGGAACCCGTCAGCACACGCCTGCCAACTGTTGCAGAAAGCATCCTCGACGTCGAGGTCGGGGTTGGTGTTCAGGAACCAGCTTCCCTGGACCCACTCGCCCTCCTCCACGATGGCGGCGAGGGCACGTTCCAGGACATCCACGGCTGTTGCGGGTTCGCCTTCGAACCCAGCGGGCACGAGTAGCTGCCACTCGTAACGCCCACGCCCCCCGTTGATGCGGGTTGACGTTGTCTCGGCTTTCGCCATCAGGTGTTGTCCTCCTGCGTAGTGGCCTCGTGTTCTGCGAGAGCGACGGCCTGGGTGAACCACTCGACCGCCGCCCTGCGGGTGGGGCAGTAGTGGTCGTTGATCATGGGGACGCCGTAGAACCCAGACCCACCCATGACCTGCGGCAGGGCCGCGTTCGCAGCGGTTCGGAGCGCCGTACGAGCGCCAAGGACGAGGACCCCGACCCCCCCATCGCGAGACATGGCGTTCTCGTCAAGGTGCCACCTCCGTCCCCACGTCGTGTCCGAGCCGATCCTCCGATGTGCCCCCTGCGTCACCACCAGGATGAACCCGTCCGCGCACGCCCGCCAGTCGTTGCAGAAGGCGTCCTCGGGGTCCACCTCAGGGTGAGCGTTGATGAACCAGTTGCCTCGCATCCACTCACCCTCGGCCACCAGGGCAGCGAGAGCGCGCTTCAGCACGTCCACAACCGATGTGGGTTCGCCCTCGAAACCCTCGGGTACGAGGACCTGCCACTCGCGTCCGCCAGCGATGTGACTGATGCGGGTTGAGTTGGTCTTCTTCTTCGTCATTCGTGCCCTTTCCATGAGTCGTATGTGAGTCCCGCCCAAACGAGGACGAGAAGAGTGAGGAGAGCGGTCACTGTCCCGCGCCCTGAACCGTCGGCGGCGTCTTGCACAGGCCGTTGCCCATGGTCGAACAGGACCAGCAGCCCATGTCTTCGGTGCAACGCAGGTCGGTGATGGGAGCGGGAGGCGCCTGGGGGACACTCCGCTCGGGGATGCGTGATGTGAAGTTGTGGACGGGCCGTGGCAGGATGCCAGCGGCCCAGCAGACCAGGACGATGAACGCCATGGTCACCACGTAGGTCACCACGTAGGTGATGAAGATGTCGATGGGTCGGGTGGATGTGATGCGCCTTGACGCGCTCATGTGGCTACTCCCTGGGTCGAATGCGTGAGTGGCCGCGCCACTACGTACGGATGCTTGATGTCGGCTAGCTTGGCTTTGCCCCCAGCGATCCACTGGGCGTGGACCGCTCCCTCTGCGTCAACCACCATGGTCACCAGAGGTTCGTCTCCCTCGTGGGGTATATGCGCATAGAAGGAGACTTCATACGGCCGTGTGTTGGCCATGATCCCTCCTTGGGTCATCTATGTGTCGGTACGCGCAATTAGCCCCGCACAGCGGGAGGCCGAGGGGGTAGTTGCCTCAAACCGCTGTGCGGGGCGCTGCGCTGCCACTGGGAAAGCCTGGCCTAACGAGGAGGACCCAACTCAGGAGGCGAGGCTGTGGCAGGGACTCAGGAAGCTCGTGTCTGGGTCCAGTGCTTCCTTCTGGGTGGTGGGATGAAGTACGAGCCCTTGCCCGCCTTGCTGCGTAGCGGCGTACCGTCCACCTTCATCCCCTTCAGGATGGACTGGGCCTTCTCGTCGCCGCGTTGGGCACGACGCTTGATGTTCTCGTGATAGCGGTTGCGACGACGCTTGGTGCGATTACCGTTGGCGCCGTTGCCGTGATGACTGTTGCTCAATGGTCACCCCTGTAGTAGCCGCTGTAGATGTCGAGGATGAACCTGACGATTCCACAGGTGACGGCGCCTGCGATGAACGCGGGGAAGCAGGGACTCATGTCTCTTCGTCCTTCCCCATCTCCACGAGTTCGCCCCAACCCAGACGTACCAGGGCGTCGTTGATGGCCTGATGTGGATCGTCGTAGGTCCACGACTGCGTGTACCTGTTGGGATGGTTCGGGTTGATGCTCATGGTCAGGACCTCGACCGAGCCATCTCTGGCCGTGACCCTGGTGACGCTCAGGCGCTCCACCAGAGTGCCGTCTGGGCGGTAGCCCTGAAGCACCATCAGGCGCTCCATGCGGGCTGGTATGTCCTGCTCGGTGAACTCTGACATATGTCCCCCTGTGGGTCGTTTGTGTCCGTACACAGAAATAGCCCCCCAGACCGAGGGGAGTCAGCCTGAGGGGCTACATCTGCATTGCGCCGAGACGGGACTAGGCCGTACGCCGCGTGCGCTTGCGGGTCGGCTTGCCCGTCACGGGGGAGATGGCCATGGGCTTCAGCGCCAGGTCCTCCAGCGTGTACGGCTTGGCCTCGGTCACGTAGTCGTACAGGCCGAACGAGCGGAACGCGCTCAGGTTGGCCTCGCCGCCCTTGGCCACCGCGTCGGACTGCGCCAGGACCTCGACCAGCAGGCTCTCCAGGACCTCCAGGGCCGCCATCTTGGCCCCGTCGCTGTAGGACCAGTTGTGGGCGTCCTGGCCCTCGGGCACGGTGCTCGCGGGCACGACGAAGTCGAGACGGAACATCAGGGAGCGCTCGGTGCGACGCTTCTCCAGGCCGATCTTGACCATGACCGCGTCGAACTCAGAGCACCAGCCCTTGTCGCTCGCGGCCTTGCACGCCTCGTTGATGACGTTGACGCGCCATTCCTGGCACTGGACGAGTTGGGCCTGCAACTCCTCCACCGAGGGCGTGCCCTGGGGGGCATCGGTGACCACGTCAGGCGTGGTCGTGTCGTTCGTTGACATGTGTGTCCTCCATTTGGACAAATGATTGGCAACGACACCAGCTTAGATCACCTTGTCAAGTAGCCCCCTACCAGGGATAATAACAATATTAGCCTCCCTCCTCGTGCTGTCTATGTGTGTATAGGCACGTCGAACATACGCCACTCGCCCATGCGCATGCCCCTGACGCACTCGTTCCACAACGCAGGTTCCAACGTCTCGTCACCCACGTCGTCAGGTGCGCCATGCATGCCGTAGTCCACCAGCACACCATGCGCACGACGAGCGCTGTACACGAACTGCCACTCACGCACGTCGAACAGGCCAGGGAAGTTGTCCCCCACGTACGCCTGAGCAGCGAGACACGCACGCTTACGAGCGGTCATCTTGAACGCCTTGCCTGCGTCCAGGATGCGCTCCTGGACTGTGGCGATCACGTACCAGGGTGTGTCACGACACTCGCACCCAGGTCGAGGCTTCATGTGCTTGTGAAAGCACTCAGCCTCGATCATGCCGATCTTCATACCGTGCGTAGCGGCAAACCACGCAGCATCTTCTGAGTGGGCGGCAGTGCGATGCCAGAACACCCACTCATTCCACGACTGACGGTACCCATAGCCGAACTCAGCCTTCACGACGTAAGGCATGTCATGCGCGGTGAAGATAGTGCGTGACGAGAGCCTGAGTCGTCGCATGGGTGAACCGTACAGCATTCCTGTACAGGTATAGCCTTCCACTGCCAGATTGCAGTTCCTGAGGATGTCTAGCGCCGATGACGCCACTACGCCCTGCCTGTCTCCCCTGAGGGGTCCGTTGGGATGTTGCTTACATTGCGACATTGCGACACTGCAACGCGGGCATGACAAACGCCCGCATGGCGGCTGCCAGCGGGCGTGAGTCCGTATGACTATGAAGTTGTGAGTCAGCGCCTACGTCTCATTCACGAGACGATCATAGCAGATCGCTGCGGCTGTCTTACACGCTGATGCCATCGCGCTAGTGTGGGCACCGATGCCTAGGGCTGCCAGACGTGACAGCACCTCACCCTGAAGCACCATGATGTCGTACAGACCATCAAGCTGACTCAGCGGGCAGCGGTGAGCCGAACGCACGATGTCACGCACGCGGCGACATGCCCTGTCAGATAGCTCACGACGCTTGCGTTCACGGCTGGCAGGTGTGTTATCAGAGATGTACTCCGCGTTTGCCATACGATCCTCAAATGCCGAGTCAGCAATCACGACCCGCGCACGGCTGATTTCACCGTGACGCGTGATGGCCCTACGGATCGCTCCCGCTGATGTACGGTCCACCGCGTGGGTTCCCCCACCGCCTCCCTCACGGGGGCGGGCAGCGATCCACCTAGGCACCTCTCGCACCGCACGGCTCAACGCGTGAGCATCCATACGTGGCCGTTCCTGCCACACCCCCTGGTCGATGATTACAAACGTGGTCTTGTCCATGGCCGTACTCCCCTACGTTGTGTGCGATCGTAACGCGAAGAATCCCCCACCCGCAGGTGGGGGAGACTCCGCTGGCTGTCACTCGGCGATGCCAGCCTTACGGGCGATGTCGAGTGCCAGGTTGGACTTGCCACGGGCCGTGGTCGTGCTGGCCAGTGAGCCGAGGAAGCACTCACCGTCGAGGAAGTCCGCGACTGCCAGCTTCTTGGACTCGGCCTCCAGCTTGTGGACGCACCAGTCGGCCACCGCGCTGTAGCCCTCGGGAGACAGGCTGCCAGCGTCCACGTTGGCGAAACGGATGGCATCCTGGGCGGCCTGGGCGGCCTGGTCCAGCTTCGGGGCGGCCTCGGGCTTGACAGCCGACGCGGGCTGAGGGGAGACACGGCTGGCAAGAGCGGTCATCCGCTCCGTGGCCGTGGCCGTCAGGCCGACCGTGACGGGTTCGGGCCGCGGGGTGCTCGGCTTGGAACCCTTGCGGGCACGCAGGGCCGCCATGTGCTGCTTCGCCTCGGGCGAACCCTTGACGAACTGGGCACGGGGCGCCTTGCCACCGTTGGACGTCGGCTGGCTGGCAGGCTGGACGGGCGACTGGACGGGCGCCGTCACGGGGGACGACTGGACGACCGAACCGCCGACCGTGATGGCCAGGGCCTTGTGGACCTCGGCCCAGTGGGTAGCCGTGGCCGACTCGGGCACGGCGATGATGATGATGCTCACGTGTATGTCTCCTGTGTCTGTGCCACCCCTCTCGGGGGGCGGGCCTCGACTGCCGAGACCCACCACAACCATACGCCTTGCTGTCAACCCCCTTCTGACCAGGCATAATGTGGTTATTTGGGGAGCTCGGAGCGGTGGGTTGTGCGTAGTGGCACACCTGGACTGCCCGCGGGCGAGCGCTGCATGCGAGCTAGGGGCTACGTGCGTGCGTCCCTGAGTGCGAAGCCTGGGCTACGTGCGTGCTACTGCGTGCGACGTGCACCTGCCTGCCTGCCTGCACGTGGCAGCGTGCGTGTGTGGGGTCTGGTTACGGGCGCGAGGGGGCGAACATGACGCGCGTGTCATGTGCGCAGG